GAGAGTGCTGCGACTGTTTTTGAAAACCTGTCCTGAGCTTCTGCAAGATAGGGATTATCACCGGCGCAGGTGACTGTCATTTTTGAATTGAAACTATAGACAATTTGAGTGATTGCTCCGATGTCATAGGTTCCAGCCTGATTCTCGGTGAATGTCAGAACATCTCCGGGATCGTAGATCGGAATCAGAGCAATATCTCCACTAAAAGGAACATAATAGATTCCGTCCCATGCATCGATTATTTCCTGCAGAGCTGCCAGCCTGTTTGTCTGATCTGTAAACTGCAGGAAAGGATTTGTGCCCATATTAAGCACAAGGCCTCCGGAATTGTTATTGCTTACATATTCCTGGATACCTTCCTCTTTGCATATGGCATAAAGTCCATCATATGTAGTTCTAAAGTCAGAAAGAGCTGATGAATATCTGAGATTGGCGGTGATTGTATCATCAGAAAGAGCTTTGTACTGTCCAATGTACAGATATCCGTCCCTTCCGATGTAGGCAAAACCTCCGAGATATGCCGCCATATATCCAAGGACATCACGCCAGGTAGAGGCATCCGAAACCACATCAGCGAAACCTGTTTTTCTGTTGCCGTTCGGCATTCCTGCGATATCAGCTGATGAACTTCCGAGGGTGACTCCACAAGCCAGACAGAGATCCGACAGCCATGTGTAAGGCTTCATAATCGTGTTATTGCTGACAGGATCAAAAGGAACAGCTGCGAACTTCAGCATGTTGTCGTTTGCTTCTATGTTTATCGTGTCAGCCGTCTGATTTGCTTTTGTGATGATGAACTTTCCCATTGGGATCACATCAGCCACTCCATCAACTGATGTGGTGATTTCAATCTCACCATTGATAAGTTCGTATCTTGAAACTCCCGGGAGAATCAAAACAATAGATAAAGCTGAAGAGAACACAGTTCCGATCTTAAGGCTCTGGGATGAAATCGTTCTTGTGATCGATGCTGCTGCGCCGGAAGGAATATCATCATGTGTAAAGGAATAAACCGTTCCGCCTACCGTTGTGATGGTTCCAGACCAGCTTATATTTACTGTATCTGCCTTGATTGCTGTTTTATACTGTGCTGATGCGTTATACATCCTCGCCCCTTACATTGAAGTTAATTCAAAAGAGATATCCCAGTTCGGCGTTGTATCATTATCATCAATCAGTTCACCGCTGAAATTCTCAACAAAACCCGTGAATGTTTCTGCAAGACCTGTTCCGGGATTGTAATATTTTATGGTGTGAGATGAACTGTTGATATATGCCGAGTAGATTGCGGAATATTCCGTTTCATTTGCCGGCATGCTGACAGTTATATGCGGAACACCCAGGCGTTTGATGTATCGCCTGAGGGTTCCTGCTTCTGTTTCGTTTACGGTCTGTTTATTGATAAAGGATAAATTGTAAGAGCCCTGGTTGATGACAACTTCGACTCCATTGAAATAGATTTTGACACTGCTCATTTATCTTCCTCCTGACATGAGGTTGTATCTTGACTGAGCATTTAAGATGATTGTATCGAGTTTTTCCTCTCCGATGTAGACAGGAATTGTGATAGGGGCCATACCCACGCCTGCTGCCTCCATCTGCATATCACTTTCGGGAAGCTGAAGAACTGATGTCAACGTGCTCTGCAATTTGACTTTGGAATCTTCAAGGCCCTCAGTGAAAAGCTCGATCATATCCGGTGCGTAAGTGTGGAAATTTGAGAGTGGTCCCTCCTCAGGCTCTGAGAATCCAATAAAGTCCTTTATCTTCTGCGCTACAGCTTTCACTGCATCTCCGACGAGGTTCAAGGAGTTTTTGATTCCCTGGACAAAGTTCTCAATCAGATCTTTGCCCCATTCCTTCGCTGCGTCGACTTTTTCCATGATCGCATCTTTGATGGTCTGAATGATTTCAGCGCCCCATTCAGCTACAGCCACAAGTCCATTGAGGATTCCATCACCGAGAGTGACAATAATAGATCCCGCAGCTTCCAAAAGCATCGGTACCGCTTTGAGCAGAGCCTCCAACAGATTCATAATTATGATCGGGGCTTTTTCTATTAGCTTAGGGACAGCTCTGATCAATCCTTCAGCAAGAGCGACGATAAGCTGAAGGGCCGCTTCAACGAGCTTCACCAAAGTATCGGGATCAGTCAACTTGTCCACTATCGTAAGTACAACATCCACGATGGCAGGGATGATGACCGGAAGCGAATCGATGATTCCGTTCGCCAAAGTTATAAGAAGATTTAACGCCACATCGATAAGCGTCGGGAGGTTGTCCAGGATAAACTGGGCTATGGTTCCCAACAGCTGAAGAGCTGCGTCCGCTAATGCCGGAAGGTTATCCATAATAGCCTGTGCCAGCGCCTGAACGACGCTCATTCCAACCTCTATGAGTTTTGGGAAGTTTGCAGTCATATTATCAACGATTGCATCAATGCCTTCGGTGATCTTTCCGATTCCGCCTTCACTGTCCCCTGCGAATATGGCGGTCAGTCCATCCATGACACTGGTCATTCCGGGAAGGAACTGACCCATCAGGTTGTTTTTGATTCCTCCGAGGCTTCTCGTTAAGGTATCGAGTGAATCCTGATATGCCGCAGATGCCTTGACTGCATCATCGGACATTATCAGACCAAGGTCTTCGGCAGCTTTTGCCAATTCCTGGGTCTCTTCAATGCTCGTATTGAAAAGCGGTGTGAGATTCTGTCCGCTCCTTCCAAAGAGATCATTTGCGAGTGCAGCTCTTTCAGTGCTGTCTTCCATTTGCTGGAAACCTGAAATGACTGATTCAAAGACTTCCTCTCTTGACATATTGCTTATGTCTTCGAGAGAAAGACCGAGCGCCGCAAATCTTGCCTGCGCATCCGCACTTCCATTCTTTGCATCATCCAGCTGATTTGTCAGAGTCTTCAGACCTGTCTGCATTGAGTCGATATCGACTCCGGACTGTCCAAGGATATAATCCCACTTCTGAAAACCTTCATAAGACAATCCCAGCCTCTGGGACATCTTATCGATGTTGTCGCCATATGCTGCGACCTCACCGGCTGCTTCAGTAAATTCTGCACCCGCCTTGACAGCTGCGGCTCCTACCGCTGCAGTGGCTGCACCAGCTACAGCAATTCCTCTTCCAAGCCCACTTGCAAAATTAGATCCTGCAGCTCTTCCCGCCTGTGCTACTCCAGAAGAAGATGCGGCCTGTGTCAATTCATTTGTAATTGTCTGCTGTGCGCCTTCCATCGTGGGGACGATGGTCACAACAGCTCTTGCCACTTCAATGTTGTTCGCCATTTCTTCTCCTCTTATGTCTTATATTCACGAAAAGGTTCTTAAGTTGCACCGGTGCAACTGGATCCTTTCCATATTTGTCGCCGTTATTTTTCAGCCTCGGATAAGGCTTAGGCTTCTTTGCTTTCTTCCTGGAACCAAGTGCTACGAGATTGGAATTGATCATTGCCAACATATCGTAAATATCAGCCAGGATTTTATTTGTCTTAAAAGTTGTGGTCCATTCGTGCAGTTCGGGTTCTATATCCTTCGCAACATAGGAATCTGCTCCCAAGTTGCTTATAAAAGAATGAAGGGCACTCCAGCTTAAGGAGCACCCTACATCTTTTAACTCATACCCTATGCGCAACAGATCACACTCTAACGCCTTGTGGTGTTCATGTGCAAACTCCGCAAGGCTTATGATTCCCCCGGTGTTACACCGGTATCTGTTTCCGAAACTTCACCCCATGCGACCATGATCTGATTCAATTCGGAACTCGTAAGCTCTGAAAAGACATCCTCAGGGATATACTTCTCAAAGAACTTAGTGATGATATCGAATTTATCCTCCTTGGTCTTTGCGTTCTTGATCTGCGCTAAGTCCTTGAAAGGAATGGATCCGGCAAGCGGGATGGTAAATGATTTATCACGAATATTGATCTTTAATACTTCTTTGGGCTGTTCGAGTGTGATTTCTTTCATGCGCTTATCCCTCTTCAGATATGAAGTGGAGTCCACCTTCCTGAGCGGTGATGGTGGGAGTCCAGTTGATTGTGTTCTCGGGAGCAAAGGAGATTGAATCAACAGCGGTGATCTGTCCATTGGACATACCTACTGCCATGATGTCATCTCCGTCCTTCATGATGAAGATATACGCCTCGGGAGCAGGGAGAGAACCTGCGGAAAGGTCACAATCGATGGTCTTTCCATGATCGCCTGCTGCGGGAGTTACAGTAACGTTAGAAGCTCCGACAACAACCTTGAGGCTGTCTTCAGTAGTATCCATGATGGGTACCTGAACAGTCTCAGTATGCTCTGAGAGAGTGGATCTCTTGATCACATTCGCCCAGTTGCGGATGTTGTTGACTGACTTATCAGTGGTGACACTGATTCCGTCATGGGTTACATCACCGATATTTCTCCATGCGGAGACATAATAGGTGATCTCAATCTTTTCGCCACCGTCAAGAGCAGTTCCAGCCCAGGTGAAAGTGGTGCTGGAAACGGAATAATCATCGGGATCCTGCTCAACACCATCGATGGTCATCGAGATGATGGCATTTGCTGCTTCACTGAGAGTGAATACAGTCTGAGCGGCTGTGGCAGTGAACTTATCTGTGCTGGTGCCGTCACCGTTCTCACCGACAATATCAGTGGGATAAGTAGGAAGTGAAGTGCCTGCAGGTGCATGAAATGCCATGCCTGTTGCAAGTCCAATTCCAAGTTTCGCTTTGTTCATAATTTGCTTACCTCCATGGTTTCAATGTGTGCGAGCACACGGAGACGTGCTGAGCACATTGCAAGATCAGGTCTTACGGGGTCTCTGCCCCAGGATCCCAAGCTGTTGACTTTTGCAAACCTCAGCCTGGTTGTCTGACTTTTAGCTATTGCTATTACTATTCCGACTGCCGTCTGAAGATTCTCAAGTGCTGTAGCATCCTCCTCGGCCCTTGAATCAAGAGTCACATCAAAGTAGTCAATCGTGTTTTCATCAGTTCCTCCGACTGCTGTGATTAGTATGGATGGAACGTCGAAATTTGCGGGAAGAGGTCGCACATATGCCTTGATATAATCATTCAAGGATGCTCTGATTTCTTCTTCGACATCTATGCTTTTGTTTATCTTCATGTTACCGCCCTCGATAATGACTTCATTTCTGCTTCATCAGCTGATGCTTTTGAATCGAGTGCTGTCACTCGACCTATCCAGCGGCCGCCATAACCATATTTACTCATCATGGAGCCCTGGAACACTTCAGCGCCAAATCCTTCGCTGTCCGGGTCTGTCAAATTGCTGTTTGCTTTCAAGGCTATCTTTTCGGTTTCCTCAGATACAAGAGCTTTGACTCCTTCTCCCATGAGAATTTCCCTGAAGCCTTCGGATTTGAATGTGATCTTGATTTCCGTCATCCGGAATACCTCTTAAGATTGAGCTGGATGTTAGATACTCTGCCTGTCGGTGAAGTCCAATCTCTCGGAACTCCGTTGATCTCGTATGTCTCGCCATCTACTTCGATGTGATCTCCGGCTTTAACATCCGTTCCGCTCGGTACATAAACTGTGAGACCATCAGACAGACCCAACACACGACCATCTTCTGAAAGAGTGGTTGCGGCGGGCTGTACTGAGCAACCGGTAACAGTAACAGGATCCGCTGTGTGTTCCCAGTCGGGAATCACCGAACCTCTTACTGTCTTCGTGCCAGGTCTTATGATTTTGATTGACTGATTACAAAACGAAAGCATTAGAAAACTCCTTCCAGCCTATACGGATGGAGCAGTGCGGCATTGTTCTCAAGGATGCGATCATAGGATCCGTTTGTCCATGAAGAATTGTAGGTGATAGAAACACCGCCTGCCGCTTCTGACGTTACTCCGTAGGACTTAGCGAGCTTCAAAGTAACCATGTCTGAAACTAATTCCTTGAGTGCATCGCTTGCAGTTACCCCTGCCGTATAGATAACTTCGATCACGTCTCTGCGTCCGCTAATCGAAGCATCATAAACAGTCAGAAGACCGTTTGTCTGGAACGAGTAATCTGTCGTAGCATCTCCATTGATAGTTACTGAAGTGATTCCGGTAAGCATCCTGGTGGGAAGCTGTATGAGCAGATCTCTTCCTGTTGCGATGATCCCACGGTTTTTGATAGTCCACGAAATCTTGCAAGACTGAGCCCCAAAAAGGTGCCATCCGCAATAATTCTGTAAAGCAAGTGATGCCGCTTTGATACTGGGCTCGATACGTGTATCTCCGACATATTTATTCCCGGTATAGGTATTAAATTCTGTTACGGTTATCGCTATAGGCAATGCCTCAGCATTTACAAGCGTATATCCCCAGTTCGTCAGCAAATTCATTTCTTGCTTCCTTTCTTATTCTTTGCGGGTGTGACTGCTTTGTTCTTGATCTCTTCGACTGCTTTCGTCTCGATTACTTCTTCTGCTGCCTTTTCGATCTTGACAGCTTTCTTCAAAGGTACCGCTCCTTCGGGTGCGTTTCCGTCAAACTGTCTGATCACTCCGTTAGGCATTCTGTAAAGTTCCATATTGCCTCCTTATAAAGAAGGGGCGGATTGCTCCGCCCCGCCGTTGATTACTCTGCAGTAAGAGCAAATACTCCGTTGAGGTCCTTGACTGCACAAGCGATTCTCTCTTCAGCGAGAAGAGTTACTCTGTTGTAGAGAGCATCATCCTCGTTCTGCTCATAGAGCTTAACGTCTACGCCGCCCTTAACCCAGACCTTAACAGCCTGCTTAGCAACAACAAGTGCTTCGCCTGCGCTGACTGCGTTGCTCTCGAATACGGGAACGCCCCAGATAGCGCTAATGGGCTGATACTGTCCGTTACCATAAGCGCCGGTGAAGTAACCGCCGCCGATGTACTGAAGGTTGCTGTCCTTTGCAGTCTGAAGAGCGAACATGTCAGCGGGATTGAGGATAACTGCGGAAGCATCGTATGCAGAAGAAGACTTGATTGCCTTGATTGCATAGAGGAGACCGTCAGCAAAATCACCTGCGATGGATCCTGAACCTGCGCCGTAGGTTCCTGCAAGGATTCCGGTGGTGCCTGCTACTGCACCGATAAGAGTTGCATCCTCAACAACACCGAGATGATAGAGAAGGGAGTTCTGAACCTCTGATGCAAGGAAAGGAGCATCATTGATGATCTCATCGGTCTCTTTGATAAAAGCAGCAATCTTGGAAAGTGCAAGGGTGACGGGGGTGAATCCGGTGCTGTTCTGAGGCTTCTTAGTGTTCTCAGCGGTAACAGCGGGAGTTCCCTCGTAAGCATCCTGCAGGAAGTAGGTGATAGCGTTTCCGCTGATCTGAGCTACTGAGAAGAGATCTCTTGCTGCTCTTCTGGTAGGCTGAGGAGCTACTTCTCTGTCGATATCTGCGATCTGTACTCCGGTAACAACATCGGTAGCAGCCTTAATGTGCTGGGTTACTCCCATCTTTCTGTCGGTCATCTCTGCGCACTTCTGTGCGAAAAGCTCAAGGTCGTTCATATTCTTTTCCTCCTGTTTAATGGGTTCTGCAGTTCCGATAGACTTAAGAACTGCGATTTTCTCTTCGTCCTTCTTGATCTCAACTTCAAGAGCCTCGATCTCAGACTTAAGTGCTGCGCCCTTTTCGAGTGCGCCTTCTGCGTCATTCTCGATGTCGGGAGCAAGTGCTGCGAGCTCTGCCTTCTTGGCTTCGAGCATTTCAGTCTTATTCATTTCTTATTCCTCCATAGATTTGATGTAGGTGAGCAGTGCATCTTTTTCGGGATTGCTTGCCTTCTGCTCCTCCGGTGCCCCGTTGGCTTTAGACTCGTCCTCTCCCGGATCGTCTGCGTTATCTAAAAGCGCCTGCAGAGCGCTAATAGCATCTCTGATAAGTGCCTCGTCCTTGGCACTGTTTCTCTTGCCGGCCTTTTCCTCGATATTCTCATCGTTCTTGATCTCGGTAACTACTGCGGTCTGATTTGCAGGTACCGGAACAAGAGAAACCTCGTAAAGGTCCAACTTTGTGAGCTTCTGGAATATGCCCTGCTTCTTTTCTTCCTCGGTGGGTGCTTCCGAACCGAGAACGGAATATGCAAAGGAGAACTGCCAAACGATACCTTCTTTGACAAGCTCCCTCTTTTCCTGGGCGGCGGGTGTATTGAGGAATGAAGCACTGATCTTCAATCCGTAATCATCTTCCTCTGCCTCAAATACTGCTCCAATAATCTGATCGAAGTCGTGATTGAAGCAAAGAGGGAAGGGATGGCCTGTTGCTTTTCTCTTCTTCAGAGTTTCGGTGAAGGCTCCCTTGATCACGATATCGCCGTATGAATCAGGGGTCTTGGTCCATGTTGAGGCGTAGCCTTCAACCACTCCATTCTCCCCTTCTTTAAGTTCGAATGACTTATATAATCTTTCCATCTCTTACCTCCTTGTGATGGTGATCTCTGTCGTGCAGTTGCATCCGCACGTTCCATCAGGTCCAAGTATGTCATCTCCGGGCCAGTCGGCTCCGTTTGAAAATCTCTGGTCTACCGGAACGGTCTCCCCGTCCATCATTGCATGATCTTCACGGGGATTTTCTCCCGTTACCCATGTCTTAAACACTTCTGCTGAATAGCCCTGATCCTTGGCCTGTTCACACGCTTCACCGATAGCCCAACAAGCTGCAGTGGTTGCGATTGTCATTCCGAGAAGATCAGCGTCTTTGTCTTCTCTGACTTCGTAAACGTGCTCAATCTCTTCCTCAAGGTCTTCAGGATCACTCTCGATAACTTCATCGAGTTTCTTTTTTGTGGCTGAATTGATTGCTTTTGCTCTGCCCTCAGCAAGTGCTTTGAGATAGTTGACCGTTTTACCGGAATAGTATTCGGTACCGAGTTCCTTGGCTGTCTCTGTGCCGTGCTTTGTGGCAATCTCGAAGATGACAGGATCGATGTCTTCAGACAGTTCATTGTTCCATCTGTTCTCATCCCACCATTCTTTACCGGCTCCGATCTTGGGGATTATGCTCTTGGCCTGTCTCTTGAAAAACTTCTCGATCACCGCTCCAAGAGCTTCGCTTTCCTCATCATCAGCCTTGCCTTTGATGTGTGTACTCTCTGCGGATTTCTTTGAGATATACCGCATCTTTGGGGCTTCTTCCTCTACTGCGGGATTGTCGATTCCGTTGTTGACGTTCATGGGAACGATCAGCCGATCACCGCCCTCGATAGGAGGAAGGTCTGAATCTGCCCTTGCTTCGTTTCTTGTCATGTAAGGACCGCCGACAGCGCTCTGAAGGATCGACGCTCTTTCCTCAAAGGAGCCCTTGAGTTTTTCAGTAAGGTCAAACACAACGTAAGTATTGGGATCAGCTCCGAGCATCGGAAGCAGGAATGTGTTTATTCTCTGCTGAAGCATCTGAAGGACAGGTCCGAGGCAATCAGAATAGAGTGCTCTTGCATTGTCCTTTGCTGATGCGAATGTCTGCGTGGTTGTATGCCATATAAGCGAAGGGTTTACATGATAGGCAGCGGCAACGTCCTCACGGGACAGCTGTTTTGTCTCTGCATACTGTGCTTCCTTTGCATTGAACTGATAAGGTTTGATCTCCATTCCGTCTTCAAGAAGAGGAATCTTGCCTGCGGAACTTCCACCGGCTCCCCAACCTTCACGGAATGCCTCGACCCATTTCTTCTTTGTTTCGTCATCCCAAGGAGAAACATCTTTGGGTCTTGTGATGTACGCATTGAATCTTCCCGATGATCTCCATATCTGGGAGCGGAACTTATCAGCCTGGATCTGCTCGCTTAAGATCTGCTTAAGGGATGAAACGGGGCTGATAAATTCTCCGGGCTTTCCGGGCATGTAATACTTGAAGAATGTGAAATCTTCTGCGGGAATCTTTACTGCGGGAGCATTCCCTCTCGCTCTTATGGTTATGCTCGAAAGTGAATATGCTGTGTCGAAATCTGAATCCACGATCCATGCTCTAGGGATAACCCTGAGCTGATTACCTGACACGTAATCAGGATCGGGAAGATGCCACACCGCAACAGCTCCATTGAGGAAATACTCAATCATAAGAGCATTTATGAACTCATATTCTGTCTGATCTGCGTTAGGTCTCCAGAGAGTTCTTGCGGCTACGGATGTCCTGTCTCTTTTTCTGTCAGTCTCGCCTTCACGAACATAGACTTTGAGAGGTAACTGGGCTACGCTGTCAGCAAGAAAACTGACTACCGCCTGAACATTTGCCTGTGACGCATATAATTCGTTAGGTATCTGTCCCTCAATAGAGGGAACAGCAGCGGGTGAGCTTTCTACTCTCACGATCACATTGTTCTCGCCTAAATATCTTCTTAAAACTCTCTGGATTAACGCCATCTTTTTGCTCCTCATACGAACGCAAGGAATGATCCGCTTGCGTATGACGATTCGTAAATCTTCCCCTGTTTCTCACTTGTTCTTGTCGCTCCCGTAAATGCCATGATGCAAGCATATAAAGGAGCTATATCATCGGGGGATTTTGTGCGGTCGGGAAGTTTTACACCGCCCCCTAAATTTCTTAACTGCATTGTTTTTGCCGGCGCATCCATAACGGGCTGAGGCAAGTGATATATTCTTGTACCGCCTCTGTGCTCTTCAGGAACCGATGCTGCTATACCATCCCAGAACCTTCCCCAACCATTCGTAAGGTCGGGCCCCGAGATTGCTATCCTGTTTATGTTCGGTATCGTGCAGATCTGCTCTGCAAGTCCCGCAACAGGAGCACCACGTTCCTGGAAGCAAAGATTCATCGGACCTCTTAAGGCTCTTGCTCTGAACCAATCAATCGCCCAATCACATCCGACTCTTCTCGCTACTACCTCGATATGATAATTACCGTCTTCTCTCAATCCGCACACTCCGATGGAAGTCCATCTTCTATCTGCGGACATGTCGATTCCATAGAACAAAACTGACTCCGGAGCTATATTTGACTTCTCATCAACCCCGTTTTCCCATGCTTTATCGGGGAACGGTGCAGGAAGAATTGTTTCAACCTGCTGACACATCGACTCGGATCTGAACTTATTCTCCGGAGATGTTGCCCTTAACGCTAATAAAGCTCTCATAGTCAAGCGACCATATCCCAGAGCGGGATTCGCTTGAGCCAGCGCTTCGGGATCATCGGTCTTAGCTCCATCAGGTGCCGACCACTCGAACAGCCCCAAGGTATCGGCATCAACTTCGCCGCCAAAATCCTGTGCGTCTGTTCCCTCAATGATTGCGACCGCTTGACTACGAAGCTGTCTGAGTACAACCGAATCAGGATCACCCGCATTTGAGAAGCAGAAGATTATTCCGTTCGGCTTTGCATTTGTTGAAGCCGCCGCTGCTGACCACGTTTCCCAGTCTCTATGCTCACGGATCTCATCGAGCATGACCATATCATTCGAATCACCACGGCCCGCTCTTCTTGTGGGCGCTCCAACCTTATAAACTCTATTTCCAGTAAGTATCAGCCTCTTACTTCCGTTCGTGCGGGAAACTTTTTCAACCTCTCCCGCCAGCTCCGGAGTCTCTTCCTGATCTCTGACAGCTGCATCCCAAACCTCTTCCGCCTTATCAAGAGACAAAGATGTGCCGAAAACGGAGCTTACTTCGAGGAAATTCAAGAAAAATGATGCTAATACTTCGCTTAAAACCGTTTTTCCGTTCTGCCTGGATATCAAAAATACAACAGTACGGAATCTGAATCTCCACTTTTTCTCAAGATCGCCTACTATCTCAAGAGCATGGATCAGAGCCCATTCCTGCCAAGGGTATAATTCCTTGTGCAGAATCACATTTGCGTATTCAATAGCCGCAAACCCTAAAGAAGTCTTCGGGGTCAATTTTCTGAGCGGCTTAGTGAATAATCTCGGCTCTGTATACCCTAACAGCAGCTTTGCAGCCTGTTTTATCTTCATTACTTCGCTATTTTGAACTTCTTCATGAGTGAATCCATGTCAGAAACCTGTGTAGGCGCTTTGTTTTCTGTCAGGATCATCTGTAAGCTGTTCAAACTTGTGGCATAATCACGAACAGTCGCTCTGAACTCCTGAATCTCAGGATTCGCACGAATAATCTTCTCTCCGGTACCGACTTTTACTCTTTGTGCGAGCTTCATCCGTCCATATTTCGGGATCTCCTTTTCGATTTTTGCCTGAATCGCAAAGACCGCATTCGCCAGTGTAACGACCTGCGGCTTGATATCTTCCCGAACGTTCGAACAGAGTTGTTCAGCAGGTGTCAAAACGTGTGGAAAATCGTCCTTTTTTTCCACTTTTTTAACACTTGTCGTTTTCTTGACCGTTTTTCTGCTCGAAGTCGCCTTTTTTACGGGCTTTTTCGATGTTGAAGTTGTGCTGGTTGTTCCTTTCCTGCTCGTAGCCATTTTGCACCGCCTTTCATGCGCCTTTTTTATGTGTTTTCTTTCAACTAATGCCCCAGAAATCGGCAAGGCGTTCCGACTTTCGCTCCGTCGAGCTATCTGAGGCACTAAAAAAATATTTTGATGTTTCGGGGAGGGAAAACAC